AGATGGGAATTTGGCAGCGTTTGATGGCGTCACGGGTAAGTTGATCAAGCAGGCCGCAGCAGTCACTGTGGCCCAGGGCGGAACTGGGCAGACCACTTTTACCGATGGACAGTTGCTGATTGGCAATACAACCGGCAACACCCTGACCAAAACTACCCTGACTGCGGGCGCAAACATCACCATCACCAATGGAAGCGGCGCAATAACGATTGCAGCCACAGGTAGCGGGGGCGTCACCAGCGTCACGGGAACTTCGCCAATTGTCTCCACTGGCGGTGCAACGCCCGCAATCAGCCTCACCACCGTTCCCGTTAATTTAGGCGGCACAAATCTGACTTCCTACACCTCTGGTGGCGTTTTGTTTGCGTCTGGTACGGGAACGCTTGCAAACGGTTCGGGCTTGACCTTTTCCAGCGGAAACTTGGGCCTTGGGGTGGCCTCGCCTTTTTACAAGTTTGATGTGGAGACAACGTCTGGCGGAGTCACCCCGTATATTGCAAGTTTTACGAACACCAGCACATCAACTGCACAGGCCAACATAATACGCATTACGCAAAACGCATCTGGCGCTGCTGTTGGCCTTATAGGAACAGGTGGGTCAACTTTTTCTGATACAGCGTTTGCAAATAATTTTGCAATTGGAACGCAAGGCTCTAACGCACTTGTTTTTATTACCGGTGCAACTGAACGTGTCCGTATTGACACTTCTGGCAACCTGATCCAGAAAGTCAACACCACTGCGGCTACGCTGACAGTAAACGAAACTCTGACCTTCAGCATCGTAAACAATTCCACCCTGCGCATTTCTGTTCGCGGCTCAGACGGAACCACGCGCACCGCAACTGTTGCACTGACCTGATGCCATGATTGACCTCACCAAAGCCATTGGAGCCGTTGCAGCCAGTGTTGCTGCGTTGGGTGGTAGCTACACCCTAGCCGACAAGTTTGGCTGGTTCGACCGCGCCATCATTGAGTGGTCGCCTGAGAACTTCAAGATTGTGGCCGAGGCAGGGAAGCCGATCAACGTTACGGTTGCGCGGATTAAAAAGCGCGACGACTGCTCTGTTGAGAGCTTCACGCCAAGCATCCGTGACGCAGCCGGGATGATTCATGCAGCGACCACCACAGCAAGCAAGTTCAGCGGCCCAGCAGGGCCAGAGATTGACACCTTCACCTACCAATTGACGATGGTGCAGAAAGAGAAAATTGCTGATGGCAAGGCCACCCTGCTGGCGACGATCAAGTACAAGTGCCCCGAGGGTGAGCGCGTTGTGCAGTATCCCCGCCACCCCAACCTAAGTTTTGATTTGAAAGGGTAATCATGGACTGGCTTAAACAAATTGCACCCACCATCGCCACGGCACTTGGGGGGCCACTGGCAGGCATGGCCGTGTCAGCCATCTCCAAAGCCATTGGCGTGGACGAAAACAAAGTCCAAGACATGATCTCCAGCAACAAGCTGTCAGCCGATCAGATAGCTCAGGTCAAGATGGCCGAGATTGAACTTCAAAAGCAGGCTCAGGAACTTGGCCTGAACTTTGAAAAGCTGGAGGTTGAGGATCGCAAGAGCGCCAGGGAGATGCAGGCCACCACGCGCTCCATGATGCCCCCCATCTTGGCTGGCGCTGTCACGCTGGGCTTTTTTGGCATCATGGTGATGATGTTCTTCAATCAAATCGACAGCAGCAACCCGGCCATCCTGATGATGCTGGGCAGTCTTGGTACTGCCTGGACGGGCATCATTGCCTATTATTTCGGCAGCTCTGCTGGCTCCCAGGCCAAGACCGACCTACTCACCAAGGCGGCAAAATGAACCTTACACCCCATTTTTCTTTGGAAGAGCTTACAGCCTCTGAGACCGCCGAACGCAACGGATGGGACAACACCCCTAACGAGCAAGAATTAGCCAACCTGAAACGTTTGGCAACCTTTCTGGAGCAAGTTAAGGTGGTGCTGGGTGGCAAGCCCATCATGATCAGTTCTGGCCTGCGCACAAAGTTGGTCAACGATGCCGTGGGCAGCAAGGACACCAGCCAGCACCGCCTCGGCTGCGCTGCTGACTTCAAGGTTCCAGGCATGACGCCTGACGAAGTGGTGACGGCCATCGTTGCCTCTGGCATCGGTTACGACCAAGTGATCCGCGAGTTTGACCGCTGGACGCACATCAGCGTGCCCAACAGTGAGGACACCGCCCCCCGCCAACAGGCGCTCATCATTGACAAGGCTGGCACTCGGATGTTTGCATAAAACGTGCTTGCCATTAAAATGAAAAAAACGAAGGGTGTTGCAAAATGACAGTCGCCGCCGTAATGACGTATGACTCGCTGGTCGACGACATCCAGACTTATTTGGAACGTACCGACCAGCAGACTCTGGACAAGATCCCCCAGTTCATCATGCTGGCGGAGCAGATCATCGCGTCTGAGATTAAATTTCTTGGCAACTTGGTGGTGGTCACGAGCAACATGGTTCAGGCCGCAAACGTCATTGCAAAGCCTGCAAGATGGCGCAAGACGGTCTCAATGAACGTGACAGTGGCAGGCAAGCGCCAGCCTGTTCTGCTGCGCACCTACGAGTACATCCGAGAGTATTGGCCAGACCCAACGACAACGGACGTGCCGCTGTTTTTTTGCGACTACGACTACGAGCATTGGCTGGTTGGCCCTACACCAGCGTTGGCCTACGCCTACGAGGTGCTGTACTACGAGCGTGCGCAGCCTCTTGATTCAAGCAACCAGTCGAATTGGTTTACAGAGTACGCCCCCCAGGCGCTGCTTTATGGCTCCCTGTTGCAGGCCATGCCGTTCCTCAAGAACGACGAGCGCATGCCAATGTGGCAGGGCAACTACGACCGCATCATCCAAGTCCTGAAGGAAGAAAACCTCACCAGGGTGGCTGACCGTCAGGCAATTGCAAGGGATTCATAATGAGTTTTAATTCGCCCTTCAGCGGAAATGTGATCCAGCCGACGGACGTTTCGTTCCGTGCGATCACCTTGAGCGTCACCACAACCTTGTCATGGCCGATCAACGGCAGCGACACGGACAATGCTGCCGCCAGGATCATGAACGTCACGGCCACTGCGGGCAGCCTGCTGCTTCAGATGCCCCCGGCAAATCAGGCATCTGTTGGACAGGATGCGCTGATTCGGAACGTGGGGGCGACCACCTTCACGGTGGCTGACTATGTTGGCAACACCATCGTCTCTGTCGCGTCTGGCGAGGCCAAGTACATCTACATCACCACCAACGCCACTACGGCTGGCACCTGGGGAATCATCTCCTTTGGTGTTGGAAGCTCAAGCGCTGATGCGGCAACCCTTGCCGGTTTTGGCTTAAAAGCTGTCACAACGACCCTGAACCAATCCCACACCGTTCAAACCTTTTCAAACACTTACACGGCCATCGCTTCTGACCGGGCTGCGTCTTACGTCTGGACGGGCGGATCTGGATCTCTCGGAATTACTTCAGCCTCCACTCTGGGCAACGACTGGTTCTTCATGATCCGCAACGGCGGGACTGGAACTCTTACGATAACGCCTGCCTCTGGCTTGATCAACGGACTGGCCTCAATTGCCCTTCAGCCTGGGGACTCTGCAATCATTGTTTGCTCTGGAGCAGCCTTTTTTACGGTTGGCCTTGGCCGCAACACGGAGTTCAACTTTACTCAGTTGACAAAAGCGGTGGTCTCTGGCTCCTACACGCTTACATCGGCTGAAGCGGCAAACGTGGTGCAGAAGTACACCGGAACACTCACAGCAAACGTCACGGTAACCCTTCCCCAGACGGTTCAGGTGTACTACATCACAAACCAGACAAATGGAGGCATAGGGCCTTACTCAATTACGTTCACCACAGGTTCTGGCGGCGGTACTGCGAGTGTGCCCGCAGGCCAGCAGGTGATCTTGCTGTGCGACTCAGTCAATTTGCTGAACGCCACCACGATTGCAGCGGGCGCGGCGAACATCTCTCTTGTTGATGGTACGGCTGGTGCGCCATCTTTAAACTTTGGGTCAGAGACAAATACTGGTATTTTTCGACCCGGTTCGGGTGAGTTTGGGCTTGCTGTTCTGGGTATTGAAATGCTTGCACTCAGTGCCACTGGGGTGACCGTGCCGGGGACTGGTATTTTTACTGGCGGCGTTTCTGGCGGTACGTTCTAAATGGGACAGAAAGTCTTCTCAGTTGACACGATGCCGGGCATCCAGCGCGATGGTACGGTGTACGACAAAACCGTCTACAACGATGGCGAGTGGGTACGCTTTCAGCGTGGGCGACCCAGAAAGATGGGCGGTTACCGAGTGATATCAGGCAACCTGAATGGCCCATCCAGGGGCATTTGGGTCAACCCGCAAAACTCGTTGACCACAATTTTTAGCGGCTACAACAACGGTCTTCAGTCGCTGGTGATTGACAACAACGGTATCGGTGTCAACGCCAACAACTTTACGCTGTCAAACTTTACGCAATCAAATTTGAACTTGTGGCAGTTTGATGGTTTTTACGATGTCACGGGCGCTGGCGTCCAGGCTATCGTTGCCCACCCAGGGCAGAACCTTGCTGCAATCGACAGCACGGTAGACACCCCGGTGTTGTCTGGTGACATCAATGGTTTGACCATGTCACAAATCGGCGTCTTTCAAGAGGCCAACGCATTTCTTGTCAACTCAAGCACCTCGGTCACACTGAAGCAGGCAAACTCTCTGATCGGAGCGGGTCAAACCGTCACCGGAACCAACATACCGGGAAGCACCACCGTGGTGTCGAAGGTGGACGCCTCCGATATTTTGGCCGGGGTGTCAATCACTGGAGTTGCCGGAACGCTTTCCTGCACCGCAACCTCTGGGCTTTTTGTTGGCCAATCGGTGACCGTCTCTGGCGTCCAAGGCTCTCAGGCGCTGGCAAGTGTGGCCATCACTGGGACGGGTGGAACATTCTCCTGCACGGCCACCACGGGCCTGTACGTTGACCAGCCGGTGTACGTCACAGGGACGCAAGCCGGAACCGCCTTGGCTGCTGTAGCGGTCACGGGAACGGCTGGGCAGTGCTCCTGCACGGCTGTAAACGGGCTGTTCATCGGCCAAGCCGTAGTGGTTTCTGGAACCTTGAGCGGTACTGCGACAGGCATTGTTTCTGGGTTCACCTACTACATCATCGCAACTGATGGAACCTCGACGTTTACACTGTCGGCCACCCCAGGCGGGACGGCTCTGACTACGACTGCCGGAACCACCACCGGACTGACGTTCACGGTGAGGCTTTTTACCGGCGTCACCTCCGGGGTCACCTACTTCATCACGGCGACCAACGGGACTTCCACGTTCACCTTGTCAAACGAAATTGGCGGGGCTTCAATTAGCACCGCCGCCAACAGCCTGTCTGGGCTGACGTTTTCTGTTCCCAAGGCAACGGGCCTTGCGTCAGGCACAACCTACTACATCATCGCCACCAACTTCACGACGACATTTACCCTGTCGGCAACCAGTGGCGGCGCGGCAATCACCACAATCGTCAACGCAACCACTGGGTTGGTATTCACCCTTGGTCTGTACACCAAGGTGGTGATTTCTAATGCGGCAACGGGCACCGGCCAGTCAACCCTGACCTTTAACAACAACATTTCGGTGTCTGGCGGGCTTGTGTCCCTGCACCCGTACTTGTTCGTGTATGGCAACAACGGGCTGATCCAGAACTGCTCGGCTGGCAACACCAACGACTGGGTGTCTGCGGATGCAAATGCGACCAACGTAGCCACCGGAAAGATTGTCCAAGGGTTACCCGTCAGGGGCGGCTCAAACGCGCCTTCTGGGCTGTTCTGGAGCCTTGACAGCCTCATCCGGGTGTCCTTCATCGGCGGCACTGGCACACCCCCGCAATTTTGGCGGTATGACATTATCAGCAGCCAGTCTTCGATTCTTTCAAGCCAGTCGGCCATTGAGTACGACGGCATCTACTACTGGTGCGGTGTTGACCGGTTCCTTCTCTACAACGGTGTGGTGAAGGAGATCCCCAACACGATGAACCAGAACTATTTTTTCGACAACCTGAACTACGCCCAACGCCAAAAGGTCTGGGTGACCAAAGTTCCGAGGTTCGGAGAGATCTGGTGGTTCTACCCTCGTGGAGATGCGACGGAATGCACTGATGCGATCATCTACAACGTGCGGGAGAACGTCTGGTATGACGCTGGACAGGCTCTTGGTGCCCGCAGATCTGCCGGGTACTTTTCTCAGGTGTTTGCGTTTCCCGTGGCGGCTGACTGGGATGCCAGCGAGGCGGTGGTTGTCTTTACCCAGTCGATGACGCCAGTCAATGGAAGCGCTTTGATCTTCCTCAACGCCTACAACGCACAGGTCCAAGTCGGACAGGTAATTAGCGGCACGGGTATTCCTACGAATACGCAGGTCACCGCCATCACAACGAGCAACATTGATACGCTCGGTGCGATCACGGCTGGCTCAGGGTATGGCGTCGGGACTTACCCGAACGTGCCATTGACTCTTGGCTCAGGAGAAAACGCCACGGCAACCATCGTTGTCTCTGGTGCTGGAGCGGTCACATCCGTCACCATCACGAACAGGGGCGCAGGCTACCAAGTTGGCGACTCCCTGAGTGCCCTTAACACAAACCTTGGCGGGTCCGGGTCAGGATTTGCCGTAGCTGTGTCTGCAATTTACCCACAGGCCATTTTGATGTCCGCCAACGCCACGGTTACTGGCCCCAACACCCTGACGTTTTCTACCCAGGCTGGCTTGGTTCGGATTTTTCAAAACGAGATTGGCACTGACGCAGTGGACGGCCAGAACGTCTTAGCCATCCGCAGCTACTTTGAGACCAGCGACCTCAGTTTGACCGCTGGAGGGCCGTCACAGACCGCTGTAGAGGGTGCAAACCGCTGGCTGCGGATCGAGCGGATTGAGCCAGACTTCTTGCAGCAGGGCGAGATGTCTGTGGTGGTCACCGGCAGGCCATTTGCCCAGGGTGAGGACAAGGAGTCTGACCCTTACGTCTTTGGCCCGAACATCGGCAAGATTGACATGAGGGAGCAGCGCCGTGAGTTGCGGCTTCGGTTTATTTCTGATGTGGCCGGTGGGGACTACCAGCTTGGTCGACTGCTCCTGAACGCCGAGATTGGCGACGTAAGGCCCTATGGCCCTTAATCCTGCGCTGGTGTATGACCCGAGGTATCACACGTTTGAGTCGTGGGCATCGCTCATGGTGGAGTTGTACGCTGCCCAGCAGTTGATCATTCCTGACCCTCAGACCGACTGGAAGACCTGGGGCAACGGGTTGGGTGCGATTGACGTTTTTGCGAACGAGGCGTTGCCGAGGACTGAGGAATTCGACAACTGGTTTGACTGGGCCGCAGCATTGGTGAATGCTGTAAATCCTGCGCCGCAGTCAACTTAAAGGTGAATTGACATGCCTGGATACAGTGGAGCAGGAGCGGATTTCAAGAAGCCTTTTACGCCGGAGCAGATTCCCGGCTTGAGGGAGGCCGCCGACGCCATGACTGGACGTGTGGTCACCTATCCATACGATGATGGCACGCAGGGTCAGTTCATTTACAAAGATGAGCAGTTAATTCCTGTTAACAGCAAAGACATAGTTTACAAAGACGAGGAAGTTTATGATCCATGGGGCGGCGGTGTTGATTATGAAGGCAGTGGCATTGGAGCATACAGAACTCAAAAAGTTGGGTATGTTACGGGTCAAAGCATAATTGATCAAGCAATGGCAGACCCAGTTAGTTGGGTCGCAAGCAATGTGAATTTTAATGGTCTTGGCACTGGTGGTGATTTCACCGCTCTTGACGCGCAGATGAAGTTTCTGAAGGACAACAAGTACGACTTGTCCTCGCTGCCAAACCAAGGGGCAGTGAATCAGTACAACCTGACCAAACAAATTCTTGACCAAGGCACAACCGGCAAGTGGACGGGTGCGGGTTATGGCGGGCCTGTAGAGAACGCCAAGGTCATGGCGGGGATGCTTGCAAACACGGGAATTACAGACATCAAGGACTTCGGCAAGTTCAACGGTGTTGTGAGTCGGCAAGATCAATTGGTGCGCCCAAAAGACCCAGCAGACCTATCAAAAGGTTACGTTTACGATGAACTTGAAAATGTTGATTATTTTGACCAACTTGAGAACATAAATAAAAGCGAGGCCCGACCAACCGGGCGTACTTTGGATGTCCCAAAAGATGTCAACATAAGACAGGAAATTGGTTTTGACAACGAAGGAAATCCGACCACAACCGCTATAGCCAGCATACCGAAATATGGGGAAACCTTCGGCAACAAGGTTACAAAGCAGTCGTTTGTTGATGCGCAGAACTACAACATGGCGCAGGGCAACATCTTCAGCGGAACATACATTGGGCATGGCCGCACTAATTACGGCGTTCAGTTCGCTGCTGACGGCACACCCTACTTCTACACGCAATTTGGAGGCGATACCAGCAGCATGGCTGACATCGCCCCGATCATCTCATTTCTTGCTGCTATTCCAACCCCATTGCAGCCCTTTGCAGCAGCCGCCAATGCGCTGATTGCCATTGACAACGGCAACATCCTTGGTGGACTTGCGTCACTTGCGGGGATACCGGGCGTCAGTGAGGCGGCTGGTGCTGCTGGTCTTGCCAACGTCGCCACGGCAATTAAGACGGCCAATCAGGTCGTCAACTTAGTCAACGCCATCGAAACTGGCAACGTTATGGCAATTGCCACTTCCGCTGCTGGAGCGCTTGGTGTCAATACCGGCTCCATGCAGATTGGCGACACTGGTCTGACGGTGTCTGACGCCATGAAGGCAGTGAACCTTGTCAAGGCCATAGAGAGCGAGGACCCGACCGCCATATTTAAGGCGGCGGTGGGTTTTGGCACTGCTCCAAACATTCAGAAGGCCCTGAACAGCCCGACCACAACGCTTGATGCTGATGGCCAAAGGGTTGCAGATGTTGTTGACACCAACTTTGTGGCCGATCTGGTTGACCCCAACTCTGAGAACTTTCTTGGAGGCGCAGAGGAGTCTCTGGGCACCACCTTGGCAGAAGCGCCAGACAACGTTAGAAGTTTTGACACTGTTTTGTCTGGGTTGAAAGATTTTGGCAGCAAGTTTTTGGGCACTGGACAGCAGGACTTGGCGTCCTTGCAGCCGACCTCTGGCGACCTTGTTGGCCCCACCTACACGCCAGAAAACATCGGCAGCGTAGCAAATTTGATGACTGGCTCATCTGCGGATGTTGCCGGTGGATCAAACCTTGTGGACTTGGCCGCGATAGAACGCGCAAGGGGTCAGGTAACGCTGGGTGACATTCAGGGCAATGTGATTGACCTGACCAATGTTGCCCCTGGCGGCACTCTTCCAGAGGTCATAGTCGGCGGCACATCCAAAGAAGATGTTGACAACATACTGAAGGCCGAGGACGAGGAAGTTCAGGCCGATCTTCAAGACGCCATAAATAAATCTACGTTAGTTGGCGGCGCGGCTGAAGACACCTTAAAAGCCACTGAGGGTGCTGACACCATCGAAGCCGATGGTGAAGACACCATAGCGTCCACCACTGGCACTGACTCAGTGAGTTCTGCCGCTGGCGACGACACAGTTAATGCAGACGCTTCAACGGACACGGCTGGCAACATAACAGATCAAATTAAAAGCCAAGAAGAAATTTTGACGACCGCTAAGGAAACTTTATCGGAAGCCAAAAAAGAGGCTTCTGATAATCTTGATTTGGCTTACTTGGCTGGAATTGTTGGAGATCCAGTCGGTCAAGCGGTAGCGGAATACAAAGCTGAAAAAGCGCAAGAAGTGGTGGCGGAGCAGAAAGAAATTATTGCCAGTACCGTTACAGTTATTGAGGAACTCAAAAAAGAAGAGGTCAACAATTTACTGAATGACACGCTTATCGGCGGTCTGGGCAATGACGCCTTGTTGGACGAGATTGGGGCATCTACTCTTGTAGGCGGGCTTGGTGATGACACCCTAACCGGCGCTGAGGGCGCTGACACCCTAAGTGTTGGTACGGGCGAAGACACTTCAATTGGCGTGACTGGCGCAGATACAACCGCTGGCGGGGTTGGGCTTGATACCATTGTTGGCGGAACGGGCAACGACACTTTGAATGGTGGTGCGGCCACGCTTGTTGGTGGAGCTGCTGATGACGCTTTGAGCGCCGACACGGGTCAAACAACATTAGTCAGTGCGGATGGTAATGACAGCCTTATTGGTGAGGAAGGCGACGACACCGTCAGCGGAGAGGCCGGGGAGACCATTCTTGATGGCGGTGTAAGCACAGACACCTCCGGCGCAGACAGTCTTGCTGGTGCCGCAGATGACGACGCCTTAATCGATGGTGCTGACACAGCAAACAACGGCGTAACCAGCGAAGATGACTTGCTTGGCGGAACGGGCGGTGATTCGCTGGACGGAGGGGTGAGCACCGACACCTCTGGTTCAAATGACGCCCTGCTTGACCTATCCTCTGAAGAAGTCGGTCAGGGTGAGGTTGACGCTATAAACGACGATGCCTTGCTTGACCTGTCATCTGCCGAAGTTGGACAAGGTGAAGTGGACGCCATAAATAATGACGCGCTACTTGACCTGTCATCTGCTGAAGTTGGTCAAGACGAACTTGATGCCATAAACAATGATGCCCTGCTCGGGCTGTCCTCTGCCGAAGTTGGAGAGGATGAGCAAAAGGCCATAGATGAAGCCGAGGGCACAAATGACGACGGGACTTGCAAGCCAGGGTTTCACGACGACGGCACTGGCTTGTGCGTGTCTGACGAAGATAAGCCTGAGACGCAAGAGTGTCAAATAGGTGAAGTCCGGAACCTTACAACCGGGTTATGTGAACCGGCTGCAACCACAGGCGGTGGCGGAGGCGGAGGCGGGGGTGGGGGTGGCGGCGGAAGCACTCCAGTCAGAAGGACTGCCACGACAATCCCATTTTTGTTTCCCACTTCGGAGCGGCCAATCGTTACCGCTCCTTCAATTTTTGACGACCCAGTCATGAGAGGGGCTTTGCCAGATATGCCACAAGAATCAAAATTCCAAGGCCCCTTGGATCAATTTCTCAAGATTGCAACGGAGTCCTCGTTTACTCCCAAGCCCCAACAACCACAGCAGCAGCAACAGGCGGGAAATATGAACGACAGATTGACCTACCCCCAGGGTGGCTCGGACTACTTCAGCTACGGCCAGCAGTCTGACATTGACAACAACCTGTACCCGCAGTTCGGTCAGGCTCCCACAGACCAGCCGATGGACGGGGCGCTCCAGTTCAACCAGGGCGGCTTGGCCGTGCCTCTGATGGCCGCTGGGGGCACTCGCTACGGTCAGTACGCTGGTGGTGGCCTGAACGTGGTTCAGCACAGCGGCAAGCAGCGGGTTGACTTCCGCAAGGGTGATGCGGTGACCGGCCCTGGCGATGGCCAGTCTGACGACATCCCCGCGATGCTTGCGGATGGTGAGTTTGTGTTCCCGGCTGACGTGGTTGCTGCGCTTGGAAATGGCTCAACAAAGGCTGGAAGCGATAAACTCTACGACATGATGCACTCCATCAGGGCATACCACAGGTCAGCCAAGCCAAAGGATCTGCCCCCTCCCGCAAAGAAATCACCGCTGGATTACCTCAAGGGTAAGAAATCCACCAAGGCCAGGAGATAAAAATGTCAATCCTTCAAGGCTCACCGCTTCCCGACGTTAAAGAAACGACGACCACAACGGACAAGGCTCCTGCCGGTTACACGGGCTATCTTGAGAACTTAGCAAAGGCCG